CGCTAATAGTCACACCACGCGCCAATGCAAAGGCAATCAAAGCATCGTCTGTTGTATAGCCTATTGTTATCGTCATTTTTTAACCCTCAAAAAAGGGGCAATTACGTTTCTTTGATGTTGTTGATTAACCAAGCAAGGTGGCGGTATGTTCAGGCTTGATGTTTTTAACACCCCATGCCAACGCAATTTCATAACGGATTTTGCGGTAGCCGGGATACATTGACACTTCAAAAGCCAAGCCGCTGCGTGGGTCTTGAATCGTCATAACATCTAACGCCAAATCACCTTCTTGTGGACGCTCAGGCATACGAGTAGCCAACACAATCGCGCTACGGCTAAACGCCATGTTACGAGGCGATGTTGCGAGTACAGTAATGGCACGAGTAGCGACACCTTGCGCTTTGCGTAAGCCGGGTGCGGCTAAAGTAATCGTATCACCGCTTGCAGGGTTTGCACCTGCGAAGCTAACAGCACTAATAACGTACTGGTTAGTATCGTTAGCAAAGGTAATAACGTCACCTGCTGCAACTACGCCTGTGCCTGCGGTAGCTAACGGGATTACTTTTTGACCAACAGTGAATGCTGCGCTTGTGCTTGTGGCATTAGCCATTGCGCCACTGGCAGGGTTATAAACTTGTGCAGATTCGCGAATGGCCACACCGCTAGGCATGGTTAAAACACCTTGACCTGCCAATGTTTCGGCTGCTTTATCACGGGCTGAATTGATGTTAAACAAGGTCTGTAAATTCGCACCTGCGTTAGTATCAATAACTAACTGCAAATCGCTTGTTGGTGCGCCATTGTCAACCAAGATTTTACGCGCTGCGCTTAATGCGGCTGTATTAGTGATAAATGGCACAGTGCCAACTGTACCTGCTGCGCGGCTTGTGGTTGCATATAATGCGGCAAGGTCTAGCTCGACAGCATTGGCCAATGTACGCATGGCTTGGGCAATTTGATTAGCGCGAATAGTTAAATAACCTGCGCCACTATTTAAACCCACTTGCTCGTTACCTTCCCATGAGAACGGCACGGCTTTGGATTTAGTAATAACAATGCTTGTACTACCAATCGTTTGGTCGGCTGCGCTAGGGACAGACATGGCAGGCGCGGTATCAATCATGCTATTGCTAGATGGTGCAACAGGCACAACAACAGACTGATTAACAGCCGCCCGATTAACGCTAGAGTCAACAGTAACCGCAGGGATAAAACCGATAAGCTCACGACTAACAACATCAAGAGCCGCGTATAAGTCAGGGATTAAACCTGTTAAAGTGTTAGACATAATAAAAACCTCTAATTAGTGATTGTGCCGCCACTTTTAAAATGTGCAGCCCTTGCGCTTTGACTCATTGCGTCAAATTGCGCTCGTGTGATTGTTTTAGCAGCACCGCCACCATTTGAAGCATTAGTGCCAAAGCCTCCACTTGATGCTTGAGCTTTGAGCATTGCGGCATAAGTTGGAGACTTGATTACGTCTGCTTTAAACCCTGCCAAATCTAACGAAGTAGCACCGCCTTCTTCGTCTTTAAAACTGTATTTGTCCGTTTCAGGGTCATAATCAACCCGTTCGCTAATCAATTTTTTAAATGCTTTCGCGCCCACTTCTGTTGCCAATGTACTTAAATCACTAACAACAGCATCACGCGCCTTTTTAATTACGACTGCATCACGCTTAGCGATGCGCTCTTCAAATTGTTTAATCGTTTCACCGTGTCGCTTTTCGCTATCTGCCAAAATCTCATCAATCTTACCTTCGGCTTTTAGCTTTTCAAGTGCCTTCTTTTCAGCCTCGGCTTGTTTAACAGCTTCTTGACTCTTAAAGCCTTTTAACTCGTTTGCTAGTGCGTCTCGCTCTTCGCCCTTGCGCTTCATTGCGCCCACGACAGTTACAAAGTCTTTGTGCTGATAAATCTTAGCACCGTCTTTTTCAACTTCTACATAATCAGCATGATATTTTTCTGGAATATCTGCCAAATCTTTAACTTCAATCATAATCAAAACCTTTGATAAAGTGTTACACAGTAACGCTAATTTATTGTACGCTATTTTGTACGGTTTGCAACATTGGCAAAGGGATAGCCTCAATCATTGAGATAACATCCTCAGCCTCACCCGATATAAACCCACCTGCTATCAATTTTTCAATAGCCATCTGTGGAGTCATCAATCTATCAAGCACTAATTCGCGTATGGCTCGCACTTCATCGGGTGTTAGCGTAGTAGATGTAAATTCACGATTAAGCACCAAATCAATATCAGACGGCATCAACCCTACGCCCTCAAAGTCACCACAATAAGCAATGATGTTTTTATAAGCTCGCTCGATATTATTGCTCAGCAAAGTAAGCACCGCTTTTTCGTTTGCGTCCTTAATCTCGACCTCGCCTAACGTCTGTTGTTGGTTGTCCTCCGTTTCAAAACGGCCACCGATTGCCCGTACTTGTTTCGCGTTTTCTTCCATATATTTAAAAAGCGCGTCACCATCAGCCGTTAGCTTTAAAATATCCATAGTCACGCCATCTGGCAAAAAGTTATGCACTCCTGCGCCCATTGCGAAGTATTTACGACCATTGATAATATCAAACTGCTCTTTTTTGCTTTCGTCCCATCCGCTCGAGTAACTTGTATCCTGCAAGATGCGTAACCGCTCTTTTAAATCAGCACTTACTTGATACCGCGCGTGGGCTTTGTGACAAAGTGGCGATAAATAGCCCGCGCAAATTGGCAGTTTACCTGCGATAATGCGCTCACTTTGTACAATCTCAATCGGTATAAAAGTCATGCTTTTGCCGTTGGCCTTTGGATAAATGCGCTCCTCTTTTTGGATAACGCTTTTACCGTCTAACACTTCCAACTCTTGCCAGTAGCCTAATTCGTCAATGCCTAACTCTAACGAGATTGTTGCAACAAATGAAACACCGCCATCATTTCGTCTAACTTCGTTATGCTCTAATCGTGCGTAAGTTATTGTTAATCGTCCGTTAATCTTACCAAATGCCCAATCAACTAAGGCCTCCCTCGGATAATGTTTGATAGATGCGCGTTGATTAAGTGCGGCTTTATCTGCTATCGACAATTCAATATCAAGCCCACTTGGTAATTGGTCATACTCAGCAAGCAAAATATGATAACCAACTTGCAAGCAATTACTTGCTGTAATCTCAATAGATGCTTGTAATGAGAGCCAGTCACCGTCACTATCATCTTTTAAATATTCAAGTTTTGGTGGCAAATCAACCTTTGCATTGTGTCTAAACATTGCCCCTAGCAAGTCGTTTAACGTGCGGCTTGCGAAGTCTTCAACCTCAGCACCCATCTTGTACGCTTCATAACGTCTTACTTGTTCGGGTGTATTACATTCTAATTGGTTAGGGTGTGGTAAAAATGTCACACCCTCACGCTTGACCGCTGCCGCGCCCTCGATGAATTTGCGTACCAAAAATAGCTCTGTTTCGGCTGTGATATAGTCAGGGTGTTTTGTGTTTTCTATGTTCATAGTTTGGCTTTCCTAAAAGCAAAATCGTAAGCGTCAAGGGCTTTCATTTCTTTGAGCGTTAATGGTCTGCCGTTCATATCTGTAAATTTATCCATTGATAAACCACCCTCTTTAAACAGTTTAGCGCGTGTTTTACCCAATGACGACTCTATAAACCAGTCGGGTTGTTGTCTCATCCAAGCGTCCATATTTGTTTTAGCGTTAATTTGCCCTGCGTCAAATATAGCACTATCTTTACGCCCTGTATAAGTAACTTTACTTGGTACTTCTTTTGGGTCTTGGCCTTGCGCTCGTTGTTCGTCTGCCTTTGCGCGTCTAGCATCTAGTTTATCATTCTTTTTATTAAATGATTCTTCAGCTGTTTGTGTGTCATTACCGCCCACGGCTGCCTTAGTACCGCCAAATGGGTCAAAACCAATAGGCACTATTTGCAACAAAGAACGACAATTAAAATGTAAAGGGGGTTTAGGTGTAGCAGGGTCATCAAGTGCATAAATCTTTTGTAATGTGCCAAAATGCCTACACGTTAGCGTAGTACGATTGTCGAATGTGGCTAAAAAGACGCGGCCTTGTATTAAGTCTGCATTAGCTTGCGCTGCTACGTCTCTAGCTGCGTTTGCGTAATGATTAGCACCTGTACGCACTAACGCCTCGGCCTCACGCGCTCCCGTGTTCGATATTAAACCATCAAGATAATTATTTGCTTTTGTACCAACAAGGCGTTTTGTCATCTCGCCTACTGTTGCGCCTGATTCATACCCTGCTCGAATTGTGTTGTCAATAATGCGTGTTTGTGTGCTGTTTGATGCGCCTGCTACATATTCGCGCCATGTACCAACTTGAGATACCGCACCAGCCAAAACCATCGGAGTATTAACGGCTTTTGTTATTGCCGCTTCGCTGATAGCTGTTGCACCCGATAACTCACCAACAACATGACTAGCTTCATATTTAGCTAAATCAAACATATCATTGGTTGTTCCCTCCCACATTTTACCCATCTTTTCGCTAACCATCAGCGCAACATTGGCGCGTAATTTGTCAAACTCTTTACGGCTCATTGTTGGCTCGTAGTCAACAAGTGCGGCCTTGACAGCTTTTGATAAATCAAAATAGGACGGCATAATGCGAGACTGTACAATACCTGTAACCAGTCGAGATACAGCTAACTCATGTCTTAACGCGCTGTCTGCTGTAATCATTAAAACATTCCCATGGTGATACCGCTTGATGCTGTCTTACGCACTGGCATCTCATAAACAATTGGATAACCCGTTGCATCGTTTTGATGGTCAAAGCCGCTGTGTTTGTCAGGCTCTCCGTTTTTATCGTATGCCTGTTGTTCTAAACACGCAACAACATCGGGACACTTTCGCGCATTAACCCACATTTTGCCTTGTGACAATGCGCCATTAACTGCCAATATCCTATCTTTAACTCGTGGATTTTGAGCATTAACTTTAACAATAAAACCAGCTTGTCTTAATAGTGATATATCTGATTCGCTAGCATTAACCGTTTTACGGCTGTTACCACTAGCATCGGGATATATTGTTATTTTGTGGCCAGTGAATCGCTCTTTTAAAATCGTACACAGTTCGGGCGTGTCGTAAATACCCGTTAATTGGTCAACACAATGCCACCCGTTAGGGCGTTTAACATAGATTGTTGATGCCATTGCGCCTACGTTAAAATCTTGACCAATAAATAAAGGTTCACCCTGTTTAATAGCCTCATTAGACGCGCAACGGTGGCGGTCATAGCTAGTGTAAATCGTGCCGCTTGTTAAATTAGTGAATTGCCCGTTTAGGTAGGCATCAATCAACTCTAACGGATAAGACTCTTTTAATGAAGATATATAATCATCGGGTAAATTAGCTTCATTGTCGTATGTTGACGCATGAATAACGCCATAGTTGGATTTTAGCTCAGGTTTTTGACTTGGTAGCTTTACAAATTGCTCATGTACAAACTTAAAGCCTTCGGGTATTGTTGTTACGTCAATTCCGTTTCGTAATCCATCAGCTTTATATCTCATACGCGCGATAATCTTGCGCCACGCATGACGCGCCTTGTCAGTCGGCATAGTGTCTAATTCGTCAACTAAGGCATGGCCGATTTTAAACCCAATAATTGTTGCAGGTTTATCCATTGAGCGGCAAATAATAGTCCCTATTTTTTGACCATTGCGCGATAAATGGACTTCTTTATGACTAACCTGTATATCGCACTCCAACCCCCAATCCTCTGCTACTTCTTCGATTGTTGGGTAAAAAATATCTCTAATTTGTGAATAGGTCGGGGCAAAATAACCCGCAGGAATGTTAGGATGTTTAATAAAATGTAGGCATAGATTAGCACAACCAACCCATGTTTTGCCGCTTCCAAAGCCTGCCACAAATGCTCTAAACTTGTTAGGCATCTTGGTAAATTCGTATTGTGGGCTATTGAGGTTAGGCATTTTTACGTGCATCGACAACAGTAATTGTTATCTCATTGTTTTTTGGTAAGTCTGCACCATTCGCGCCTGTGTGTTCTTGCACGTTTGTCTCTTTCCAACCCATGCGCGTCTTAGCCCAAAACATTGCCGCCCTTACGCAATCACTATATGTTGCGCCTGTAGTTAATGCTTGGCCGCTTGCCGCTTGGTATAAAAACTTGCCTACATTTGCATTTGCTTTAATCGCGCTGTTTTCTAATTCTTCACGATAATACTTATAAAGCGTTTTATCATCAATGCCGATATATGCAGCAACTTCTTTAATAGGCACACCATAAGAACGCAATGCAATAATTTCTGCTCTTGTTTTTTCTGTTGGTTGGTGCAATGGTTTTGACATGGCTAAGCCTCATTTGTTTTTTTTGAGGCTGCATAAGGTGAATGGAGCGTGATGGTTGGAATCGCACCACCGCCCACTAACTGGTCGCTAGTGGTAGCCTTTGTATCACGCTTAATTGATTCACCTTTATACATGCCCGCGCCCATTTCGTCAATCTTTGAAAAAGGAATAATTGGCACTGTAAGACGCGCTTTTGCTGACTCATTAAGAAAGTAAATATATCGAAGTTGGTAGCCTTCTATTGGTTTCCACCCAGCATCCGCATAAGGCTTCATTGATGCACCCCCTCCAAAAAAACCATCAAGCATCGACTTTGCTTCAGATTGCACTTTTTTGCTTCTTCCGTCTGTCAAGGAGGTTCTTGAAAATCTCTTTCCCTGCGGGCTTTGCCATACTTGGGTATTCTTTTTAATCTGCGTCAAAACAAAACCACTTGCGCGATAAATTGCGCCATCTCCGCATTGTGTGCCATCGCTAAAAGAAAGAATCCACTCAATATGAGGGTAATGTTTTTTTATTAGTCTAAACGCCACTGCCATACAACGGCTTTCACTGTTACGCGGCAATCGGTCACTAAACGCCATGCGGTTTAGCTCTAGCATTCCCGTCCATACTGTACCGCTAACCAAAGGTAACACCTTGCGCTTATCCAATGGCGACCCAAACGACATAACACCCTCTAGTTTGTCGTTAAGGTACGCACCAAAGTGTAACGTGCTATTGTTTACTACCTTGCCGCTATAATGAACCCGCTTAACAAGCGCATTGGCTGCCTGTGCTGTGATAGGCTTTACAATAATATCTTTTGCACTAACCATTGCGAGCCTCTAACCATTGGGTGCATATTAAAGCGAGTGCGTTGCCGTTGCTGTTTTCATTTAACCCTGTATCTGCTATTGGATTGGTACGCGCTAAGGTTATTGCATTTTCAACAATAGCTGCTTGTTCATCGTGTAGCGTGAATGTTTTTTGTTGAAAGGGTTCTTTATCACCGCTTGCCAGTTCAGGCATACCCACTTCCTCGCTTTCGTCAAAATCAACCGCGCTGATTTCCTCTAGCTCAAAACCAGTTAGCTCCAAATTAAAACCATTATCTGCAAGTTCTGCAAACTCTACGCGAAGCATCTCATCGTCCCATCCTGCATCAAGTGCTAGACGGTTATCAGCAATGATATAAGCGCGTTTTTGTGTGTCGCTTAAATGGCTAATTTGTAGCACTGGTACTTCTTTCAAACCTAACTTTTGAGCGGCCATAACGCGGCCATGCCCAGCGATAATGCCGTTGTCTTTATCAATCAAAACGGGATTAAGAAAGCCAAACTCTTTAATGCTTGATGCGATTTTATTTACCTGTACATCGCTATGGGTTCGGCTGTTTCGCGCATAAGGAATTAAATCTGAGACTAAAACCGTTTTATAGTTCGGATTATCTGTACTCACGTCATTACCCCAACCCTTTAATAAAAACCCACAACAATAAAAACGGAAAGCTGACCATTGCTAAAAGCGTATAGATAAAAAAATAGTTAGGCTTCATTTGCCGCGCCACTCTTTAAAAGACTGTTTCAATTCTGGCAACGCAATAATTATCTGTATGACTGTGTATAGTATTGTCGCCAAAATTAGCCAGTCTTGTAGTTGTATTTCTGCCAATGTCATACCCGTTACAATAATAGGCGGTGAAGTTTTTATAGCTGCCATACTTAACCCATGCTCGATGTGTTGTGATGTATCAGTCATATTATTTTGCACCGATTGACTGCTCTTTTTTGAACACGCCTAACAAGCCCAAAACGATTAACGGTACGCCACTTGCATAGTCACCTTTTAAACACTCGCCTACGCCCTGAAAAACAGCCGCTAACCCTGCATAACTTGACGGCTCTTTTAAACGGTCTTTTACAGAGTCCATGACTTCCCCCTAACTTAATTAAGTGATTGTATAAACTATACCACACTAAAAAACAAACGCAAAAGTTAAGCAACCCCAAACATTAACTTAGTTAATGCCCAATACTGCTTCCTATCGTCTATGCCGTTTAGTCCTCCGTTGATTGCTTTAGTACAAGCTGTTATCGCGCCAACGTCTGCCCATCTATTTAGATTGTTAGACTTCCAAAACCAACAAGCACTTGCTACTGCATGACGTGGGTTCTCTAGCAAGTGAGGGTTTTTTAATAGATTTAGTTGTAACGCATGGCCACATTGTTGATAGTTATAACGTCCTGTAATTTGTATTAACCCACGACCTTTGTACAATTGCCCGTCTCCATCTTCTTCGGGTGTATTGCCTAGTCTTAATGCTAGTCGTC